AGAAGAGCTTCACTATTACCCAAACTATCTTGGAAAAGATAGACGAAGAGGCAGGCAGCTCCAAGAACGGCATAGTCGCTTTTGGCTTCAAAGGAGACGACGAAGTTTATTGCATTGCAAAGTACGACCTTTGGTTAGCCCTAGTACAACAAATAAAACTACTACAAAGCGAGCTTGATAAATATGAACGACCTGAATAAAATGCAGGGTGGACGAGACCTTGACATAATGGTGGCCGAAACTTTATTCGGATCTAAACCTGATCCACGACACGGGTGGTATGGTTGGCAACCTAGGCCTTGTGCCGAAGCCGATGACTGGCAAGAAATAGATCGTTTGCCTAAATACTCGACGGACATAGGTTTGGCAATCTTGGTATTAAATCGAATTAAGCAGATTGCAGATAGTGTGTCGATTGAAAGTACCAAGTACGGAAACTGGAAAGTCACAATTTCCAGAGTCCACGGAAGTTCAGACAGTAGCGTTCAACAACACGATGCTTTTCTCCCCGCGGCAATATGCAAAGCAGCAATCATATTTTATATTAATTATGGAGGGAAATAATGCCATTACTTGAGGAAACGTTTATTAGATGTCTGAGCTGTGGTCACCCGTATTTCGTCGAAGCCCACGAACTTCTTTTACGCAAAGAACCTGTGAGATACTCTGATGATTACAACAGGGCAGAACTAGTTGTAGAAAATAGAAAGCTTATCTACAAGTGTTCTAAGTGCGGCGAAGTTCTTAACCGTGACGCAGCAGCAAAGAAGGCTGAGGCTGCAAGGAATAGTTTTGCGCCACCAAAGGTGGTACGCTATCCACAACCTGATAGTTCTTCTGGAGATCCAGACGCTGGTAAAACTACAACATCATAACGAAAGGGGCTGATAATCAGCCCCTAAATAAACATAAGAGGTGCAACTAGCAATTTATGTATGAACAAAAAAGAGAACTGTTTAAAAAGGATTTCGATGATGAACTAAGAAAAGCACTGGGCAAGCCGAAAGAAAAGAGACCTGGTCAGCCTGTATCTCCAGTAGATCAGGACACTGAAAAGGAAAAGTTTGCAGTACAAATGGGAATACATGAGATAGAATCAATATCTCAGGCTATTCAAGAGTTTACAGATAAGGCAAAGGATTGTATAGTAGCTAGCCAGATTCTCAATGAACTTAGCCAGTTTGAAGAGGGTCTTGAATATACAAGACGTGTGCTCTGCTGGGACTTTAACCCTTTAACGCTTATAGCGAAAGAAGGGCCTAACTCTTACCGCAATCTGCTGTATTTTAGAAAGCAACTGATAACAGATCTGCTTAATAAATATGATAGGGGGTACTTCACTGAAGAAGATTCCAACTGAAGAAAAGGTAAGTTTAATACTCGACAAGTTCCCTGCTGCGGCAGACGATGATCGTCTTCTGATTTTGTTACTGTGGAAGATCTATGATGGCCTTGAAATACCTACCGAATTAATTAAAGAAATCTTGCTACATGGTACAATGCCTGAAAGTATCACAAGAGCAAAGCGCAAATGCAAAAGTAAGACTCGATAGTTGAGTCAATTTCGGAGGGATATGTATTAAAGTCTTAAGACCTGTACTCAATAATTTTGTAGTTGATATAGCCCTTTTTACTAGGGAGCCTCATGGAAAACGATAGCGATAGATGTGCCAAGAAAACTTCTGAACTAGTCAGGATGCTGGCAAATACTCAAGCTTGTAAAAAGCCTAGGATCTATGAGACTCCAATTATAATGTGGTATGCAACTAAAAGGAATTTACACAGAAAATAAATTCAGATTGCATATTATGTATCACCTTGGTTATACTATATCCAGGAGGAATGTAATATGCCTGGAAGACGATTCACAGAAGAAGAACGGAAAACAATACTGGAAGGTTGGTTTGATCCCAAGAACAGAAAAGAGATATGCCAAAAGCTACAACGTACAGAAGGTACTTGTGCGTTTGAATACTACAGGATGCTTAGAAAGCGTGGGATATCTCCCGCTGAATACAAGAAAAGTCTGCTTGATCAAAGTGTAATTCAGAGAGTCCAAGAGAATTCCAAAGCCGATAACAAAGATTTTCTTGTGTTGCAACTGGAGAATCTTATAACTCTTATAAAACAAAAAGAACCTGTTAATATACAGGTTCTTTTACAGGAGAACTTAGTCCTGAAGAGCAAAGTTGCGAGCTTAGAAACAAAGCTCAATGAAGTGCAGTCTACGCTTAAAAGCGAAAGAGAGGCATATCAGAAAACCTACAAGGAACTCGACTACTGGCTCAATCAATACTTTAACTTGACTAGCATCGAGAAACTGGCTAGCCTTAAAGATTTCCTTCCTAGGGTCAAAACAGTTGTCGATAAATACGGCACCGTGGTGGGCCTAGTAAAAGAAGGAGATCTTCATCCGATGCTCAAGGTATCAACTAGCTGACCAGCACGTATCATGGTAATCGCACCACTTACATTCATAGCTGCTCTTGATGTATTCACGTCGAGGCAGCTCTTTTTTTGTAACGCAATCGTTCACCATGACAACCTTTTCGAGGAGACGTTTTCCAAACTCGGGATCATAATCAACCAGGAACTCTAAAATTTCCTGGTTATTTTTATTCTCGATAAATATTAATCCATAAGGTATCTTGAGGAGTTCCATGTATAACTGAATCTGAGCATAGTAATCAGGATTAGGTTCATTGCTCTTGACCATCTGGGCAAACTTCTTGTCATTAGCACTTTTTAGCTCAACAATGGCAACATCATCCACGCCAGGTATAATGTCTTTAGTCGTAATGATAGAATCCAATCTCCCAGATATTCTAAGCTCAGGAACCTTAATAGGAAACTCATTTGCTACAAGTATCCCCATTTCTTCAAACCATGTCTGATACCTTTCATGCATTGAATTGCCGTTCTCCATTATCCGTATAAGTTTCGGCTCTTTTGGAGGTTTTGGATATCCAAGCATATCATACACTATGTAACGTGAACATTTGTTGGCACTAGAGGGATAGAATCTTGGGCCTTCCAGCTCTGTCTTCTTCGCTCTTTCGACGTTAGATTTAGCATCCTTGTCTAATAAGTGGCTTGCAATTTTAGCAGCTAATAGTTTTTGTGAAATTATCATAATCAA